AATGAACACTGGAATCTTATTAGAGTATTGAATAAACCGCTTCCGTTCAAAGGAAAGATTGACGGATGGTTTACGGATGATTACCAGCAGGTAATGAAGTGTCTGATCGCATCAAAAGCGGAGTCAATTGTAATAGACGATGCAGGCTATCTTATTACGAATCATTTCATGAAGGGACACGCTTCTGCTGGAAAAGGCAATGCAGTATTTGCTCTGTACAATGATATTGGGGACTATTTCTGGCAACTGATCCAGTTTATTGTAACAAAAGTACCGCAGGACAAGATCGTATATATGATGATGCACGAAGAAAAGGACGATTCCGGGGAAGTGAAGCCGAAAACCATTGGAAAACTACTTGATGAAAAGATTTGTTTAGAAGGTCTTTTTACGATTGTTCTCCGTTGCATCGAAGAGAGTGGGAAACACTTATTTGTCACTCAGTCCAGCCAGGGAGCAGTAAGTAAGTCTCCGATCGGAATGTTTGACAGTTTAACTATTGATAATGATCTCGCAGAAGTAGACAAGATTATTAGAGACTACTACGAATTAGGAAAAGGAGAGAATAAAGATGAATAAACCAACAGCGTATGATACTACACAGGCAGCAGGAGAATTTGAACCAATTAAGCTTGGTGGTCATAAGATGGTAATTAAGCAGGTATCAGAGAAAAAATCCCAGGGTGGACTTGATATGCTCGTTATCTTGTTTGATTTTGCAGAAGGAGACGAACAGGCGGGCTACTTTATGAAGCAATTTGAAAATAACATTCGTCCAGACAAGAAATATCCGAATGCCGGTACTAACTATATGGTTATTGACGAGAGTGTAGATTATGGTGTCCGTAACCTTAAAACATTTATCACATGCGTAGAAAAGTCAAATCCAGGATTTGCTGTTAAGTGGGGCGATAATTTCGGGCAGCAGTTCAAAGGTAAGCTGATCGGCGGTATCTTCTGCCTGGAGAAAGACTGGTACGATAACAGAGAAGTAAAACGTCACAAGCTTGCATGGTTCCGCAGTATTGAAGGAATCAAAGATGCAGATATCCCAGAAGAGCGCACTACAAAAGCCTATGACGATCATCTGAAAGAAGAAGCTATCATGGGAGCCAATCCAGCAGGTACGGACTTTATGAGTATTCCAGATAGTGTAGCAGATGATGTCCTTCCGTTCAATTAATATAGAGGTGAGTTAATGGGATATACGCATGGAATACCATGGAATGACGATCTTATCAAAGAAAATATCATGATAGTTGTTGAGAAATTGAATTTAGATCATTTTCCAACTCATTCCGAAATGATAGAAGTTTTTGGAAATAAAAGTCTTGCTTGCAAGATTGCAAAGCATAAAGGGACTGTGTATTGGGCTGAAAAACTTGGGCTGCCTCTTAAATATTCCGATACGACTTTTGGAAACAAATATGAAATAAAAGCAATTTCAGATATTTACGAGAATGTCGGATTGAATAGTGTTCAAACAAGCTCAAGGCATCCTTATGATTTGCTTACTGATAACAGTGTAAAAATAGACGTAAAAGTATCTAAGGAATTTACAAACAATTGTAATTCAAAGGCATTTACATTCAACCTCGAAAAGAAAAATCCGACTTGCGATATCTTCCTTTTATATTGTTTGAACGATGATGAAACATATCGAAAGGTATTAATAATCCCTTCCTGTTCAATCATCGGAAAAACGCAAATAGGAGTAGGAGAGAATAGTAAATGGAATCGTTACGAAAATCGTTGGGAGATTATAAAACAGTATAGTGAATTCTTTAGAAAATACAAATACCAGAAGGATGTGATCTGATTGGTCATACAATGTGATACACGTGAACACAAAAAGGAATGGGAACGGATTCAGAATCAGTTTGACAGCCTTGAAGTACAATATTTCCGATCAAAGTTATACTGCGGAGACTATCAATCTTTGGACAATGCAAAGCTCTGTATTGACCGCAAAAAGGATTTGCAGGAGTTATGCGGAAATGTATGCCAGCAGCATGAAAGATTCAAAGCGGAGCTGATTAGAGCGCGTGAAGCAGGTATACAGTTAATCATCCTATGCGAGCATGGTCCAGATATTAAATCTGTTGGTGATGTGTATTTTTGGGAGAATCCCCGAAAACATAAAGTTATCTGGAGAACTGTAAACGGCAAGAGAGTAAAGACTGTGATATCTGACAAGGCTGTTGATGGCTGTCAGCTATATAAATCTCTTTGCACGATTAGAGATAAATACGGTGTCAGATCTGAATTCTGTACAAAAGAAGAAACCGGGCGGAGAATCGTGGAGTTGCTGTCATGACTAAGGAAGAAATCAAACAGTCAGTGAAAATGCCGGAAATTCTTTCCAGATATGGACTGAAACCGAACAGAGCGGGATTTATATGTTGCCCTTTTCACAAGGAAAAGTCAGCATCCTGCAAAATCTACGATGATTCTTTCTACTGTTTCGGCTGTGGAATCGGCGGTGATGTGTTTGATTTCGTGATGCAATATGAATCTGTTCCTTTTAGCACTGCATTCATTGAGCTAGGCGGTACTTATGTATCAAAAAAAGGTAAAAGCCGCAACCAGATCAGACATGAAATGAGAGATATCAAATCAAAAAAATGCAATCCCGCTCAGGATCCCAGCGAACTTGAACAGGTAGAAAAGAACATGTTTATGTACGAAACAGCACTAAAAACTTTCCCTCCTGGTTCAGAAGAGTGGTATATGTGCCAGTTCAACCTTGAAAAAGAAAAAAGCAGATATGAAATATTATCAGCTAAGGCAGGAGGTGAGAAGCATTCTTGAAAATATTGAAAATTTGCAAGCAAATGATTTTATGCAGAAGAAGTTATATGAAGAACTTTTTGCGATAAAAAGTAAAATCGACCGCTCGGAAGTTAAATTTAAGTTGATGGACAGAGCAAAGAACGTAAGAGTAAAAAGCATAGCCGAGGAATTCATAAAAGAATTCCAGAAAGCAGAACAGGACAAGGAAAAGGAAGAAAAAGCAAATCGTTCCATGCAACTGGTTGAGAATATAACAAATTTTTATGAGGATGATATTGGAAAAGAATATCCTAACATGGCTTGCGGAAGCTGGATAGCTACGGAAAACGGAATATTTTCTTCCGAGACATCCAAGGCAAGGGAACTTGTGTGCCACCACCCGATCATGCCGATTCGCCGACTAAAGAACATCGAGACAGGCGAAGAGCAAATTACAGTTGCTTTCAAAAGAGACGGATATTGGACGGAAATAACCGTTCCAAAAATTGACATTGTGACTTCCAGAGCAATAACTAATCTTGCAAGGTTCGGAGTGCAGGTAAATTCAGAGAATGCAAGGCTTCTTGTGAAGTATCTGGCAGATGTGGAAATGTACAATGCCGATATGATTGACATACAGCACTCTACAAGCAAGTTAGGGTGGCATGGCAATGTATTTGTGCCTTACGACCTTTCAATCGTTTTTGATGGCGAATACCGCTTTAAAACACTATTCCAGAGTATACAGGAAAGCGGAGATTACTTCAAGTGGGTGACGCTGGCTAAGCAGCTACGGTCATGTGGGCGATTGGAACCACGAATAGCACTGGCGGCATCTTTTGCGAGTGTTCTTATACAGCCACTTGATGTGCTGCCGTTCATTGTAGATTTCTATGGGCAGACAGGAGGCGGAAAGACGGTAACAATCAATATAGCGGCATCGGTTTGGGGGAATCCGGCACCGGGAGCCTACGTTGGGAATTTTCGTTCAACAGATACATCATTGGAGACAAGGGCAGATATGCTCAATAACCTTCCGATGATCCTCGATGACTCTAAGAACGCTTCTCAATATATTCGGGACAACTACGAAACATTGATTTACAATCTCTGTTCCGGTAAAGGGAAAGGAAGATCAAATAAGGACCTCGGAGCAGCTAAGGAGAATACATGGTGTAATGTAACCATTTGTAACGGTGAGAACCCTATTTCGGAATTTGCAGATTCCGGTGGAGCAATCAACAGAATTGTTGAAATTGAGTGTTGCGAGGATATTTACGAGAATCCGGCAGAGATTAACAGCACTGTAATGAAAAATTATGGTTTTGCTGGAAGAGTATTTGTTGGAAATCTTAAAAAATTTACACCGGATGAGTTAAAAGAAATGAAGTCTGAGATTGAAAAGGGCTTTGATGGATATAATTTTCCGGCAAAACAGGTCATGGCTATATCCACGCTCCTACTGGCTGACAAATTAGCTACAGATTTCATATTTAAGGATGGACGTGAGCTGACAGTCGAGGATGTTGTGGACATACCTACACGCAAGAAAGACGTATCGGAAGGACAGAGATGCTATGAGTTTATCATCGAAAGTCTTTCTGTGTA